TCTCAATCATTATTTGTTTCCCAATCTTACTACTCGGGATCTCAATATGAACCACCAATTTGGAATTACTCATTCTCAATAAGACAAGATACTAATTCAAATGCTGGTGGAACTTTTACTCTTAATCCTACTACAACCGTACCTGCTGAATCATATTACCTAAAATCAACTGGTCATATGACATTAAATATAACATCGTAATATATACGTATTTAAATATTAATATATGTAGAAGGGAGACCTTTCGAGAGAGGCTTGGCTTCCTGAATTATCTTTCGTATATTACACACATAAACAAAAATTAAGGTTACATGCAAAAAATCACTGTTGAAAAATCAAAAGAATTTTTCCCTGCTAAAAGCTCTAGAGATGCTTCTTATTTTACTTTTACCCCTTCCGATAGAGGTGAAGGTTGGGAAAATGTAAATTATTTTACAAATCGTAGAAAACTTTCTTATACAAATAGAAATGACGATCATAATTCATGGGTATATGTTTTATCAAATCCTGCTCAACCCGGAATACTTAAAATAGGTTATACTAATAGTACTCCCGAAGAAAGAGCAAGACAATTATCAAATGCAACAGGTGTTGCTTTACCTTATGAAGTTGAGTTCGCTTATAGTTGTTGGAATGGAAATGATTTAGAAAAAGATGTTCATGAAAGATTAGATGAATATCGTTTAAGCAACCAACGTGAATTTTTTCAAGTTGACTTAGAAGAAGCTAAGGAAATAATTGAAGAAATAGGTGAAGCTTATGTGTAAATATTTGGCTCCCCAAGAGACCTTTCGTATATTTACCCCATATTAATAATTAAAAAAATAAAGGTTATGACTAAACAAGAAGTTCAAAATTTTAGAGGAGATTTTCAAAACGCTGTTGCACAATTAGAAAAGCAATATGGCGTTAACATTAATTTAGGTACTATTTCTTATAATAGTGAAGAATTAAGAGCTAAAATGACAGCTAGAAAAGGTGAAAAAGTTCAAGTATTAAGTAAAAATGATTTTAATGTTGGTGATACAGTAAGTATAAACCATAAAAAAATTAACATTAAAACAAAATTTCAAATCATAAAAATCAATAATAAAAATATCAAAGTTGAAGAAATAGATGGTTTTGGATCATTTACAGTTTCACCAAGTTTATTAATAAAATAATTATATGACAAAATTAAATCAATTTATAGAGGATATGCGTGCTACAAGTAGTAGTACGCAAAAAGTAGAAATAATCAAAAATGCGGATCCATTTATTCATAAAATATTAGAATATACTTATAACCCATTTAAACAATACTATGTTACAAGTAAAACATGTAAGAAAAATAGTAATTTAATTAATGAAAGGTTTAGTACTGGATATAAAGATGTTTTTCATTTATTAGATGACTTAACTAATAGAGTAGTTACAGGACATGATGCTATAGCATTAGTAAATGGTTGTGCTAATAAGTTTAAAGATAATGAATTAATATACAAAATTATTGATAAAAACTTAGACATCAGAGCTGGAGATAAAGTAATTAATAAAGCAGTTCCTAACCTAATACCAACTTTTTCAGTAGCATTAGCACAAGAATATAAAAATAAATGTGATTGGGAAAATGAAGATTGGTATGCTTCAAGAAAATTAGATGGAGTTAGATGTTTAGCCGTTGTTGATGAAAATGGTAAATGTACACTTTATTCAAGAATGGGTAAAGAATTAACTACGTTAAATAAAGTAAAAGAAGCTATTGAAGCAACAAATGTTATTAATCAGGTATTTGATGGTGAAATTTGTTTAATGGATGAGAATGGTAATGAAGATTTTCAAGGTATAATGAAACAATTAAGACGTAAAGATCATCAAATTGAAAACCCCATATTTATGATATTTGATATGATTCATAAACCTGAATTTGATAATCAAAAAGGAACTGAGATATTATCTGAAAGACTAGCTAAATTAAGAGCGTGGCAAGGTGGTAGACGTACAAATTCTAAAATATTACGCTATACAGACCAATTTGTTATAACAGATGGTAGACATTTCGATAAGTGGGGACAAATAGCAGCTGATAACGGTTGGGAAGGATTTATGTTACGTAATGATGTTGGTTATGAAGGTAAACGTAGTAAAAACCTAGTAAAAGTAAAGAAATTCTTCGATGCTGAATATGAAGTTATTGATTATGCTATTGAGGAAGCGGAAGTAGTTAGAGACGGGAGATCAGCAACAATTGAAATGCTAGCTCAAGTATGGATTGAACATAAAGGACATAGAGTAAAAGTAGGTAGTGGTTGGACTCAAGAACAACGATTACAGTACATGGATGGATCTATTGTTGGAAAAATAATTACTGTTCAATATTTTGAAGAAACTAAGAACCAGGAAGGTGGTATTAGTTTAAGATTCCCTACAGTAAAACATGTACATGGGGAAAAAAGAGAGTTATAATTAAAAATAAAAGTTATATATTTATGTTACAGACTATTGAAAAATCAAATATGAAATTAAAAATGATATCGTGTTCATCTTGTGGTGAACCAATGCCAGAATTAAGATTAACAAAATATGGTTATGATTATTGTATTAAGTGTTCAGAAGCTGGTTTAGGTGAAGGTAGAAAACAAGGAATACCTGTTTTAATGGGTGAAGGAGATCATACTTGGACTGAAACTGTTATTATGACAGCAGATCAATATGATAGTTATTTGGCCCAAGAAAAAGCTGAAAAGAAACTTGATAAATCTGATAGAGCAGAAAGGATAGATTTTGATAAAGAGGATGCAAGAGAAATAAAAGGTAAAAGGAATCTACAGGGATCAGCTCAAATAACTGATTCTAATGAAAATAAATAGTTTTGGCTAATAAAAAGAAATTTTTAAGCAAAGAGCAAATAGTAGCAGCTCAGGGTAAAACGCTCTCAAATATGGCTGCTGCTAGATATTTACATGTTTCTTATCAACATTATAAGAAATATGCTAAAATGTATAACTTGTTTGAATCACATAAAAATCAAGCAGGTAAAGGTGTACCTAAATTCTTAAAGGGACCTAAGAAAATGCCTCATATGAAAGAAATAATTGAGGGAAGAATAGCAGCATCTTCATTTAATCCTGATAAACTTAAGTACGCTTTAATAGAACAGGGATATTTATTAGAGGAATGTGCTGTATGTAAATTCAAAGAAAGACGAGTACTTGATTATAAAGTGCCACTTTTGTTACACTTCAAAGACAATAATAGTAATAATTACAGCTTAGATAACGTTCAATTACTATGTTATAACCATTATTTTTTAACTGTTGGCGACATTTTTAACTCTAAAGACATAAAACAAATAGAGTCAAAACAAGAACACTATGGTACTAGTGAAAAAATAGAGTGGGAGGTAGATGATTATCACCTACAAAGATTAAAAGAACTAGGACTAGATGAAGATGATGAAGATGAAGTCAACCAATATATAAGCAGAATATGAGACACTTAAAAGAAAATAAAATAACTTATTGGCAGCACTGGTGGTTAGCTATGAGTTGTTCTATATCATTATTTATCCATGCTTGGATACCATTTATATTAGAAAATTATGCCAGCGAAAAAATTTGTCCTAGACATAAAAAATAAAAAACACAAGTCAATAGTCAAGGACTATGACAAACAGAAATCTAAACATTTAGATAAACTAGCTACTAAAATGCTAAAAAATGATGAAGTAGCAGATAAACTTAAATCAAAGTCCATGAAGGGCGACTTTCTTAAAAACTTTTAACATGAGAACTTTAACACTAATAAGTATGCTGTTGGTAACCCCAGCAGTGGTAGCACCAACAGTTCCAACAAATATAGTTGTAGAAATAGAATATAAACCAAAAGTTGAAATATTAACTGATTATCAAAAATTTACACACGCTATAGGTAATAGAGAATCTAGTAATGATTATACAGTTGTAAATAAATTTGGTTATATGGGTAAGTATCAATTTGGTAAATCAACATTAAGAACATTAAAAATAAAGGTAACTAAAGAAGCATTTTTGAATAGCCCTGATTTGCAAGAATATGCTATGAAACAAAATTTAATTTATAATAAAAATAAATTACAAAAGTATATAGACAAATATGAAGGGCAAATTGTAAATGGAATATTAATAACAGAATCAGGTATTTTAGCTGCTGCCCATTTAGGTGGTCCTGGTAGTATTAAAAAATTCTTTAGATCAGGTAAAGTTATGCAGGATGGAAATGGAGTAAAAATTACCTCCTATTTAAAATTATTTGGGGGTTACAAATTGAATATTTAAATTATATTTATAACAAATGGTAAGAACTAGAACAAATATGGAAGTATCCGCAGTAACTTTCTTCAATATGTTGACAGAAGAAGATTTGATATCAGTAGCAGAAATGGGAAAATTAGATGATTTATGTTTAGCATTATCTTTAGATCTTAATTCAACTTATGAATATGAAAGATTTGAAGCGTAAAAAACGTAGTAAAGAAGATGGACACATGTCTGCATTGATAAGAAGGCGTATGATTCAACGGGATCATGGTGACAAGAGTAAATATACAAGAAAGGAAAAACATCCGCATAAAGGCTTGGATACCTGAGATATTTTTCGTATATTTACAGAGTAAATAAAAATAAAGGTTATGAAAATTATAGACGGTAAAGTATGGTGTAATGAAGTAGAAAAATGGGTTACACCAGAAGAATACGAGCAAAATTGTAAAGGTGTTGAATACAGGATTCCTGGTGGTTGGGATATGGATTGGGAAAACGAAGTAAAAAACGCAAGATAATATGGCACTTTGGGAATTCACAAATTTAAATAAATATGGAAATCCTAGAACTAGGATATTTCATAGACCAGATGGTAAAGCATTTTCACACGGTCCTGGTTTTGGTCCTACTTGGGTAAGTAGGTACAAATATGAATATAAAGATGGAGTAATGCCTCCATCATTACTAGAATTAAATGGTAAAACATATTTAATGCCACTATGGAAGGAAGTAGTTAAAGGTACTACTTTAAATGATATAGAATGGATAAAACCAAAACCTAAAAAGAGAACAGAACCAATAGTAGAAATCCATGTAAGTGGTAGTAACCCAGATATCAGTTATAAAACTAGATACTACCCAGATAATGATAATTACTATTGTGATTGCCCAGGTACTTGGAGAGCGCCTGGAGGTAAATGTAAGCACATTAAAAAATTAGAAATAAAGGTAAATGAACAAAACAATAAGCAAAAATAGATTTAAAACATTAGGTAAAGCATTAGATAGTGTTGGTATTAATATTGAATATCAAATAGATTGGGGTACTTCATTTGAGGGAGATTATAAACCTAGTGACCAACCCCGAATTGGTTCTGGTACGTATAATGGAATAGAAGGTTGGTATTTTAGAAAAAGTGATAATATTAATTTTACAACTAAACAGAAAAAACAAATTAAAGAAATACTTTTAAGAAAGGGATTTAAGTGTAAAGGTATTGATGATTATGAATTAGAGTGGGATGAAGATAGATCATACCCACCAAGTATAAGTTTTATAAATAATAAATAACAATGGCAGATAAAGATAACAGATATGTAGTTACATTTGAGGCATATGTTTATGCTCCTAATGATTATATGGCTAGAAAAAAGTCACATGCAGTTAATGATTCAATTAATGCAATAATGAATGTTCAAGATTCTGAGGTAATGGATATTGTTGAACAACCCCACGGTACTATGGGTAATAGAAAATTAAAAGATATTTCTAAACCTAGAGATAAAGATAAGGACGAACCATTACCATTTTAATATGAAAGAACTAGAATTATTTGATCGGGCAATGAATGTAGGCTATAATATGTTATTAGGAAAAGAAAATACATTTGAACCTAATGATAGTGATGAAATAGAAGATATGGTATTAATTCCAGACCCAGAAATATCAGAATTAGAAATGGCAGAAGATTTACTTGAATATTTTGAATCAACTGAAGAATATGAAAAATGTTCCCATATTAAAGGTATTATTAGTAATATAAACCTTGTAAATAATTTAATAAAGCATGGATAAAGAAAATTATAATAAATTAAAGAATTGGAAATTTAAATGTTTATACTTATCAACTGATCCAAGACAAGATGGATGGACAACTGAATTTTATAAAAAAGAATATAAAGCAGCAGATAAGTTATTAAAAAGTTGGGGAGAACAACTTGAAATCGAATTTACGTATGGAAAATAGAGGTAGACCTAGTGAAAACACTGTTAAACCAGATAAATGGGTTTTAGAAACAGGCGATATGACTTATTATTATGATATAAATAAAAATAAAAACGGTTGTTGGAGAACAGTAAATCATGATACAACTAAATACCCAAAACCAGAAATAAATCAAAGACGTTACGGAAAATCACCTGTTGTAATGGTGTTTAAAACATCTAATCGTTCAAATGCTAGAACAAAAATAAAAATATTTAATAAAAATATTGATTATATTATAACAGCTAAAAAACTACCTGGTGTACCCGAAAATGCTGTTATATTAGAATTAGGTGTTGGTAATTCATTTATTAATGAATATAAACAAAAATATAATTTAGTAT